ATGAAGATAGATGCTTCAAACAGCAAGGCCGTCGAGCCGGAAAAGAAATCGGACGACAAACCCAAGGTCATCGAATACAAATCTGGCGGCATTTATTTTCGCATCCGCCCCACTCCGAAAGGTGACACAACTTATTACGTCGTCGATTTTCGCAGTCAGGGCAAGCGTAAGTTGCTGTGGCGCTCCACGATGGCCAAGGCGCGCAAGGCCGCAGACCATGCGGCTGATAAAATCGTCGCCGGCCAGGCCGAAGTCCTCAATCTAAAATCCGCCGATGCTCATGCCATCATCCGGGCCCGCGCCTTTATAAATGGCAAGGAGGGTGAGACGAAGATAGAAAAAGAGATAGACGAGCTCGTCGGGGAAATCTGCGAAATCCGCCGAATGTTGGGTGGACGGGCAATTCCGCTGGAAGTCACCCGCGATTGGCTTCGGCGTAACGCCGTAGAACTTCCCAAGATCACCGTGGCAGATGCCGTGAAGGAGATTAAGAAACAGGCCGAGACGGACGGCAAATCCGACTTGCGCCGGAAACAGTTGGCAAATGTGCTGGATCGGTTCGCGGAAAACTTCAATCTGGAAGTCCAAACGCTCACGCCTAAATTGATTGCAGAGTACTTGACCGCACTGGAATTGGCTGAGCGCACCCGCCGGAATCACCGGGATGTCATCGGCTTTTTCAACCGCTGGCTGGTTCTGCGCGGCTATCTGGCGAAGGGCACAGACTGGCTGGAAGGCGTCCAAAACTACTCGGCGCGCAAGCTGGGCCAAATCTCCACCTACACTGCCGACGAAATGCGGCGGCTGATTACCGTTGCCGATAAACGGATTTTGCCCATGATTGTCATTGGCGGGTTCGCCGGCCTGCGCCACGCTGAAATTGCGCGGTTGGAATGGCAGGACATTGACCTGGAGGAAGGATTTATCGAAGTCAAAGCGGAGAACGCCAAAACAGACACGCGCCGGATTGTGCCATTGAAGCCAAACTTGAAGGCGTTTTTGAAAAAGCTGGCGAAGAAAAGCGGGAAAGTCGTTTCCGTGGTGAACACGACGAAGCAACTTTTGAAAACGGCGTCGGACACCGCCGACGCGGAGAATGAAATCGAGGCGCTGGAATGGAAACACAACGCGCTCCGGCACACTTACATTTCCGCCCGTGTGGCCGAAACTGGCGACGTGCCCCGCGTGGCCGACGAGGCAGGCAACAGCCCGCAGGTCATCCGCACTAATTATTTGAAGCGGATGCGCCCGGCGGCGGCGACGGAGTGGTTTGCCATTCAACCGAAGCAAGTGGCCGCGAAATGACGGCAGATCTTCTGACGATGTAGAAATATGAAAAAGCCAAAAGCCAAAATCGATCTCGACGAGATATTAAAGAGTAAGGCGTCGTATTTCCCGAAGCGGTTTGAAGAATGGAGCAAAGAAGATCATGCGCTTGAAATGCTACTTACAGGCATTCGGATTGTTCGGCGGGGCAATAAAAATCCCCTTCCGATGCCATTGATGATTTACGGCCCAGCAATGAAATTTTATTTCGAGTGGATTGCCAGTGAAGTTTCGGAAAAAGGGAATCAAGAAGCGGCTGATAGGCTTTATTATTTGGCTCGTTTAGCCGTGTTTACGTTACAGGGAGCCATCTCCAAACGGCCAGAACTTTTCCGGCCAATTGCAAGGTGTCAATTGGATTGGCCCAGCATGATCGGCAGGAACGCGGATTTTGACCGGATGAATAAGCAAATGATGGAATACCTAAATTTAGGCGAAATGGCACCGCTCAATACCGCACGCAACGGCCGGAAATCTTTCTCTATTATTGAAAATACAGAAACTCAAATTGCCTTTAACCTTTGGGCAACGATCGAATTTTTCCGCCGCGAAGAACAAGAGATTTCATCATTTGATCCGGTTTGTTCGTTTGTGATGCCGGACTTGCCAAACATATATGATGTCCGCAAATTGGGTTTAACCGATGAACATATTAAAAAGTTAAAGTCACTTCAGCCGCTATCCCGGCAAAATTATGTTGAATGGTGGAAAATAGCTGAACCTGCTTTTGTTCATCGTTATGGGAAGGATTTTGAGAATCATGAATCTTTTTCCCGCTACCGGAAAAGTTCAGCCTACAAAGATGATCCCAAACCGGCGGGAAAAATCAAAAGTGCTATAAAAAAACAAATTAAGTTAGCCTTCCGCAGCATCGCCCCAAAATCTTCCGCCGTGGAATAAATCGCGGCCTGTTATACCCCATGAAGTTTTTTTAGGTCGGCCTAAAGTTATCAACGTGCAGGGCAACGCAGTTAAACAAGTTGACTCTGCACAGTTGATACCATGAATGAATTAACATCGCAGACCGAGAAACAAAGCCCGCTGGCGACACGCTACGTTGACGCGCCCAAGTTGCTCGAAATTCTTTTCGACGAAGCCAGCCGTCCCAGCCTCCGCTGGATTCGGGACCAACAAAAAGCCAGGCGGCTACCTTTCGCAAAAATCGGCCGTTTAGTTTTTTTCGATCCCGTCGCCTGTAAAGCCGCACTCGACGCCAAATCTGCCGGGCGGAGATAATTTCGCCGCAATCTCACCTTCGCCGAGATCAACGGATGAACATTTCCCCTTTAGAACGGGCGCGCCGATACATTGCCAAGTGCCTCCCGGCAATCAGCGGCCAGAGCGGTCACAACGCGACATTTTACGTCGCGGCGGTGCTGGTGCATGGGTTCGCGCTCGGTGAGGCGGACGCGCTGGTGTTGCTTCGGGAGTTCAATCAGCGGTGTCTGCCACCCTGGAGCGAAGGCGAATTGATTCACAAGATCAAGTCGGCGGCGAACGCGGCTCACCTGTTGCCGCGTGGTCATTTGCTGGGTGGCGAAAATGGCAGTCCGGTTTCTGCGAAACCGATGCCACCGCCACCATCGAAGCCGAAATTTCAAAAGGATGTGCTCAAGCGGGTCGCCAGCAATGTCGCGGTCATCATGGATGTGGTTCGTCTGCTTTACGAACGGTCGCCGGTGGCGGTGGACAGGCAGGATTCGGCAAGTGTGCTGCGGCACCTTTACGCTCGCGGGTCGGGCGAAAAGATTTTGATTTTCACGGACATGAAATCCCAGGGGCAATTTTTGTGGGAAGCCGACCGGAGCGATTTTATCCAGCAACGGCAATTGCCAGCAGGCAATGATGGCGTCTGGTTTCTGCCGCAACCGGTCAGCGGTGGCTTTTTCCCAAATCCGCGTTCCGACGGGAATTTGTCCCGGCGGTCGGAAGAAGCGGTTTTGACTTTTCGCTATGCGGTGCTGGAAAGCGACGAGGCGGATTCCGACGACTGGCTGCGGTGTCTGGTGCAAATGCCGCTGCGGATTGCATGCATTTGCGAGTCAGGCAAGCGGTCAATTCATGCGCTGGTGCGGCTGGACGCGGCGAGCAAGGCCGATTGGGATCGGCTCATGGCGCCAATCAAGCCGGTTCTGATAACGCTCGGCGCGGACCGGGGCGCTTTGTCCGCCGTCCGTTTGTCCCGGCTGCCGCAAGCGATGCGCGGCGAACGCTGCCAGCGGTTGCTGTATTTGAATCCGCGACCAACCGGGCAACCGATTTTTCAGCAGGCCATGCCGCCAGCCTGCTACGCGCAGAAAATGGGGGAAAAGGAACCGGCACATGAATGAGTCACCGATGGACGCGGTAAGTTATTGGGCGAATGAGAATGGCATTACCGCTGTGATGGACTCGCCGCCGGTGCTGGATGAAACCGCTGCCAAACGGCTGGATGAGCTGGTTGCACACACGCCAAACGACCCTTCCGAATTATTGCGAAATAGGTTTTTGTGCCGGGGCGCTGGCTTGCTGCTGGTCGGCCCGACCGGCATTGGCAAAAGCTCTTTGTCCATGCAAGACATGATTCTTTGGGCTCTGGGGCGGGAGTCGTTTGGAATTGTGCCGACACGCCCACTGAAATCTTTGTTGATTCAGGCGGAGAATGACGATGGCGATTTGGCCGAAATGCGCGATGGCGTCATCGCGGGTTTGAATCTGACGGATGCCGAAAAGGAAATGGCGATGTCAAATATCTTCGTGGCGCGTGAGGACATGCGGACGGGATGGCAGTTCTTCACGGAAACCGTGCGTCCCCTGCTCACTGAGCACGAGCCTGACCTGTTGTGGATTGACCCGGCGCTGTCGTATCTCGGCGGGGAAGCCAATTCTCAAAAGGATGTCGGCGGCTTTCTGCGGAACCATTTGAATCCATTGCTACGGGAATTTAAGTGCGGCGTGGTGGTGGTGCATCACACCAACAAACCGCCGGCAGGCCGGGAAAAGCCGGACTGGAGCGGTGGCGATTTCGCCTATCTCGGCGGCGGTTCGGCTGAATGGGCTAATTGGGCGCGGGCAATTCTCGCCGTGCGCAGCCTGGGTTCGCATTCGGTGTTTGAACTGCGGGCGGCCAAACGCGGCGGACGGCTGGGGTGGATGGAAGCGGACGGCGAAACGAAAACTTTTACCAAGCTGATTGCGCACGCAAACGAACCGGGTGTGATTTGCTGGCGGGAAGCTGATCCGTCGGAAAGGCCGGAAACGAAAAAAACCAAACGGATTTACACCAAAGCCGACATCCTGCCGCATGTGCCAGCCGACAAGCCGATTGCCAAGGATGCGCTCCGTTCCAAGGCCAACGGCGCGGGCATCGCATTCGGCAAGTTCAATCCGCTGATTGCCGAATTGGTTGAGGACGGATCACTATTTGAATGGTTTGAAAAACGGCCGGGAACGAATCCGAAAAAATCTTTTGCCCGTTTTCCACAACCCGAAACCACACTGATCAAATGAGACACCTACACGGAGACTTAAACGGGCAAAAACAGCGTTTGTGTCGGTCATTCGCGTCAGACCAGAGACACGCACACAGCCCCTATGTAATAGGGGCGTGTGTCAGTGTGTCTGTCGGTCGTTGGGATTGAATTTATGAGTCATGCGTTTGAACAGCAGCCGCGAGAGTCGAACAAGGCGTTTGCCGCGTTCAAGGCATACCTGGACATGGGGCCGGAACGGTCCATAGCTGGCGTTAGCCAGAAGTTAGCCAAATCAATACCTTTTTTAAAAACGTGGTCGGCGAAATTTGACTGGCAGGGGCGGGTGAAGGCGCGGGATGCCCATTTTGCCGAATTGGAGCGCCAGGCCATCGAACGTTTGGCCTGCCAAAAGGCCGTGGAGTGGTGGCAACTGCACGAGCCAGCCAAGCGGCAGGCGTGGCTGGAGGCCGAGGAGGCGATTGCCGACGTTCGGGAAGCGCGACGTCGCTGGCGAGCCTCTGGGCGGGTGCCTGGCTTTGAAGGCATGGCGCGGATGCTGGAACTGGCGTTCAAGCTCAAGCAGTTCGCCGCCGGGATTCCATCGGAGATCAAGGAGGTGCATCAGCACGTCACCGGCAAGGTGTCGGTGGAGTGGGAGCAAGCCATCCGTAAAGCCTACGGTCTGCCCGACGATGCGCCGATTGTGGAAGTCGAGCCGGTGGAGCCTCCGGCGAAGCTGGAGGATGGCAAAGGGGGCCAGCCATGAACGAAGCCGCCGTTTTTTCCGCCGCTGGCATGAAAGCGGGGTGTCCGCCGTCGCAACTGGTCCGGCTGGTCCATGCCGACGCTTTCCTGCACGAGCGGCAGCTTATGGCCTGTGCTGCCGCCCGGCTGTGCGACCATGCCGGCGGGCCGACGGCCATCGGTTACGGCGGGGCGCGCGGCGGCGGGAAATCGCATTGGCTGCTGGCACAAATGGGTGTGGACGATTGCCAGCGCGTCGCCGGCTTGAAATGCCTGCTGCTCCGCAAAGTTGGTAAAGCAAATTTGGAACACTTCGAGGACTTGCGCCGGAAGCTGTTTAACCGGCTGCCACACGAGTTCTCGGCGTTCCGTGGCATCCTGACGTTTGCCAATGGCTCCCGCATCATTGCCGGTCATTTCCAGAATGAGAAGGATATTGATGCCTACCTCGGTCTGGAATACGACATCATCGGGATCGAGGAGGCCACGACGCTGACCAGCCGAAAATACCAGGACATCACGACCTGCTGCCGCTCGTCCAAACCGAACTGGCGTCCGCGCATGTATTCTACGACGAATCCCGGCGGCGTGGGCCATGCTTGGTATCGGACGAAATTCATCGTGCCATTTCAGGAAAAACGGGAGTCAGAAACGCGCTTTATCCCCGCCCGTGTCACCGACAATCGCTGGAATAATCCTGATTACGTCCGGGTGTTGGAAGGGTTGACCGGCTGGCAGAAACGGGCATGGCTGGACGGCGATTGGGACATTGCCGCCGGCCAGTATTTCAGCAACTTTCACCGCGAGGTTCACGTCGTCGATGATTTCGACGACTCGCGGGCGGTTGAATGGTTCGCGGCGTTTGATTACGGCCATGTGCATTACACCGTCTGCCTGCTCGGGTGTCGGGATGGCGACGGGAACACGTTCGTCGTGGATGAACACGCGGAGCGGCTTTGGCTGGCGCAGCGCCACGCGGCGGCAATCAAGTCCATGCTGGCACGGCATGTTGTGCCGGTTAATAGAGGGTTGAGGTCTGAGAGCAAGGAAACGCGCCCGCTGGCGCTGTCGGATTTGAAACGTTTCGTGGCCGGCGCGGATGTGTTCTCCCGGCAATCGGACGGAACGACGATTGCGGCACAATATGCGCGGCTGGGCATCGCGCTGCGATGCGCGAACACTGACCGTGTGAATGGCTGGGCGGAAATTCTGCAAGGGTTCGGCGATGTCGAGGCCGGGATTCGCCCGACGCTTTTCATTCACAAGCGGTGCGGGCGGCTGCTCGAAACGCTGCCGGCGTTGCAACATGATCCGAACCGGCCTGAAGATGTCTTAAAGGTGGATTGCGACGAGGACGGCATTGGCGGCGACGATGCGGCGGATGTCCTACGCTACATGGTGGCGACGAAATCGCGGGCGATCACGCAACGAAAGTTGCGGGGCGTCTGACGCAAGTCGCTATGGTTAAGACAGTTTTGATGGTTTGAAAAATGCTAGTTTTAGGCCATGTGAATGCACGCGATATTTCCTTGACCCCACTAGCGGTTTTCCCAAAGATGACTACATTTTTAACCGCATGAGGCCGCGTTTCAATTGCGTGGCTTCTAACTTTGGGGTGAAGGAATGATATGAAAAATGAGACTATGCTTTATGAAGAATTAGTACGTTCGATGTACGACTCCGGGTCGCACGAGATGGTATCGAACGGGAAGCCGGAACACGCAATTGTGCTTTTCAAACTTTTTTTTGAGCAAGCAAAATCGCGGGTGGCAATCTTTTGCCGAGATTTGAACGCCTCAGTTTTTGGTGATGATCGCATTCTTAATGCAGCGAAAGAAGCGGTGACGCGAGGGGTGTCGGTGCAGGTAATTACTCAATCAGACAATCCCGAGCCGACAAATTTCCGAGAATGGCTTGAAACTACGGCCAAAACTAATAATCAGATCTTCATCAGACACTGTGACTCGGGCAATCGCTTCGAAAAGTTGGAAGCGAATTTTGCGATAATGGATGAGAGGGCCTTCAGACTTGAGTCTGATCGGACTAAAATTGCTGCCTTTGCATGGCTGAATAATCCAAAGGATGCAGCGCAATTCGGACGTATATTTGATTCAATACGGGTAGCCTTAGCATAAATCCACGCGATGTTACTTTCTGGGATAAGTCATTGCGGAAAGGATTTTTGGGGTTATTGCCTTCAAAACCATTCACAATTCGGCGGTGCTTCATTCTTGCAGATGGCTATTGGCTTGAATGTGGCCGTGAAGGGTATTGTTTTTTTTCGGACGTGGATGCAGAACTTATACCAGCGGGAGTTTAGGAAATCATATTCACGATTTGTGAACGTTTTAGACGTTTCCGAAAATTTGGGGCCTGCGCTGGCAATTCAAACACAGATCGACTGTGTAGAACGAACTTCGGAGCAGCTCTTTCACTGGTTCAACATTATATCATGGGGGTGCATCATCTATGGTCTTGCTGCCCTCTATTTAGATGTTAAACACTGTTCGCATCTATTACTGCTTCTGGTATGGCCGCTGTATGTAATAGTGATCTGGGGAAGTGCCAAATTGCGAGCAAAATTGATTTATCAGAAACTTTCTCATTGGGACCAGATTAATAAACTTGCCACTGCCACACCGGATATAAAGGGCACAATACTGAAACTTCAGCAGATTATTGGTGAGGGAAACAATCATGGCGACGAGAAGTAGCATTGATTTCTTATGGGCAAAAGGGCGGAGATTGAACTCCGCCCCGGTGTAAATCACGCGGGCCGCACGTCGGCGGGGAAATAGCAGGAAAACTTCTGGTGCGGGTCTGTCTGGCTGCCCAAACGGAACACGCCGCACGGGTGCTGCCATGCCTGCCGCTCACGGTTCCAATGGAAACCAAGCTGCGCCAATTGCTGCCGCAATTCCGGCGCGGGTGTCTCGCGAAACGCCACCCAAATCCACCTGCCGACAACCTCGGCGAGATTGAACAAACCCGGATTGCTGGTTTTCAAAAGCTCCAAAACTTTCGTAATGGGCAAGGTGCGGTTTTTCTTCCGCGCCTCGGCATCAATCGGCAAACGATTGTCCGGCTTCTGCGCTGGCGCTTCCGCTGCTGCGGTGTTGTTACTACTCAACTGTGCGGATCTGCTCCCGAGCCCCTGAACCGATTTTTTGTTATTTGTTTTCATGGTCTTTTTTTTTCTGCTCTGCTGTGCGTCTTCTGTCCGTCGCCCTTCACAAAAACAGGCTGCGTAGGCGGGGCGGCGCGTGGGAGTAATCTTCAGAGGGCACCACGCAGGCCCCCCGTTGAAGCAGCCTTGTGAGGGCGATGGAGAGAAACGTTGAGCAGAAAAAGCCGGACCTGAAAACGTGGCAGCGCCACCTGTCTTTAGCGCCGCCCCCTGGGGATGGAGGGGGCAAAGGCGCAACGGGGTGGGCGGGGGATTTGGGGCAGCAGACCCGGCTGGTGTGTGTTGTTTCGGCGCAGTTGGCGTGAAGGATGCCTGCGAACTGGCGCACTGACTGCCCGCACGAGCGCGAAGGTGCGGATTAGCAGTCAGCGTGACAGTGAAGCAGCGGTGCTGCACACAACTCCACATTGTGCGACCCTTTATTCCGTGCAGAAGGGCACCCGCGAGCGGGGAGTGTCTGCACGAAAAGAATAAAGGTGTGGAACGAGGAACGAGTGGAACGAACGCACAATGTGTGTTGTGTGAAATACCGGAAGCAAAGCCGATGCCCAGCCTCGGAACGCAGTGAGAAGCGTAGCGTCGGCTGGTCCTTCATGCCAACGCGCCGCCATTGGCCAATCTTTTGCCGGGTCTGCTGGTTCCCGCGCCGGTGCGAGCAGCCGCGTCCGCACAGCACGGGCGCTTCTTACCTAAAGCGGCAGTCTGCGACCAATCGTGTAGGCACAGACGCGCAGGAACGAGCATCGTAGCCGAAGCCATTGGTCGCAGTCTGACGCGCCGTTCGTTTGGCGAGTCGCGCTAGCGCGAGTGCGGTTTATTCTGACTCCTGAGCGAGTGCTGTTTACGGTCACATGGAGCGCAAGGGCTGCTGCTGCCTGGGTAACAGGGGGCAGCAGGCAGACCGGGTGCGGAGTGTGACGCTCAGGTGTCAGACCAAATTGGTTTTATCAGTGAGGTCGGCCATTTTTCCGAGCAGTGAAACGGAGCGCCAGCGTAGTGTAGCGGTCGGAAAATGGTCGTGCTCACGGTTAATGCCGATGTCTTGGCCGGGCGAAGCCTCGCGGCCTATTGCTCGTCCTCGGCGACAGGCGGAGCCTCGCGCCGTATTGCGGTGTCTTGCCCGTGCGAAGCATCGCGGGCTATTGCTTGTTAATGTCGGGCGGAGCCTCGCGACATCCTGGTGTTTCTTTGGGTGCGCCCGATCTGAGGCCGGTCTCGACAGTTTGCGGCCGTTGGAACGCAGCGAAACGCTCCGCGTAGCCTGCGAAGCGGATTAGTGCAGCGGAGTGGAACGGTCTGCAAAGCTGGTGAGTCCGGACAGGGCGCGGGCGGAACAGTGCCGACACTTGGCGCGTGGGGAGCGGTTCGGCGCGTGCGCCTGGCCGCGGACGAGCGCAAGCGTCGGCTCTGTGAAGCCTGGGCTGCTGTTTTGCGACGCGCACGGAGTGCGTGTCTTACCAAGCCGCGATAGCGGCGTTGCCATTTCATTTCTTCCGCGAAGCGGCCATCTTTTCATGCCTGACCCTCGCGCCCTGAAACCGTTGGAAAACCTGGACGGTTGGATTGCCCCGAAAACGTCCGATGAAGATGGGTCGTCCAACGTGCGCGCGAGGGTAGCCCAAGCGCCGCCGGGGATGACGTAGTAAAACCAGTGAAGGCGGCGCGGTGCCGGCGGGTGGGGGCCGGGGATGACGTTGGTGGCATGAGGCGCGTTGGATTACCTGAAAACTTTCGCCGAAGCCGATGACAGCCCCCAACCGACGTGCATGGGCGTCAGGCATGCGCGTGCGCGGACGTGACTTTGGCAAATGGAACGACTTTCGACATGTGGGCGCATCGTAGGTTATTGAGCGCGCGAATGGAGTGCAGCGCGAACTAAAGTTTCGTTGAGCGAAGCGAACCATATTTGTCTTTGAAGGACGAACGAGGTTGAGGGCGGGTTGAAATTGTGGTTGACGAACGACTTCACCTGGTTGCGTGTGTCGAATTGTTAAGTGATGCACGAATTAACTGAACGGTTGAATTGGCAGAAACGGTGCAAAGTTCAAGAGTTACCAAGATATTTGCGCAATTTTCGGATACAAATGTTCAACTGTGAACGACGTTGTGATTCCGACAGCACGGGATTTCCGGGATGCGGCATTTTTAGGACCGCGAAGTCGTGGTGAGCCAAATTGATTACGATCTCGTCATTCGCGAGACGCTTGCCGTGCTTCGTTTTGAAGTAACTCATGACGCGCGAGCCAACGGCGACAATTACCTTTGGCTGTATTATGTTCAGCACCTTCGGCAGAAAGTGTTCCGCACACGGGCTTTCAGGATTCGGCAGGTATTTGGATTTACAGGTGGCACAAAGAAACAATTCTGTCACTGCTGCGCACGATTCAAACGACCGGGCATCACCATAAACTTCCCGGATGATGACGAGATGGTCATGGTAATGCCTTTCCTGACTGGACGGGTGGATGTATGCCGCTCCTTGGATTCTGTTAGAAGCCAAATCTGCGAACGCTTGCTTTGAGGTCATCAAAGCATGGTGCAAACCGTGATTGGATGAAGAACATCGTGGGTTGATGCCTACAAACAAAATGTCTGCCTGACGATTTGCGCCAATCAACGGTGGGAATTTGAAATAACTGCCATTGGGAGAAATGCAAAAGCCAAAGTTCCCTGGACAACTAGAACAAGTATAAGCATCGCGGAGAAGTTGGCGCATGTCTGGCATCGGTGCAGTGAAGGCTGCCAATCTTAAACATGATTCAAAGAAAAAAATTGGGGGTTGGGGGGTAGGGGGGCAGGAAAAAACCGGGGACGTGGAGTTGGCTTGCCGGATTCATTACGATGGAGCACAGTGCCGGCGATGAAAGGCCATTATGCCATTCCAGTAAGCATATTGCTGTTTGCTTTCGCAGTCCTGCCAGTTCATGCCATCATCGGCATCACCAATCAAATGCAATTGGGCAATCCGAGCAACGCCATCACCGATACCAACAACCATGACCATTATCTAATTAAACGCACCGTCGAAGCCATTGATTACAGCAATAACCTGCGCGAACCGAATTGGGCAAGCTGGGACTTGACGGCCAGCGATGTGGGGTCCAGTGGCCGGGGCGATTTTCTGACGGACACGAATTTACCGCCAAACTTTTATTGGGTTAAAACGGCTGATTACACACATTCTGGTTTTGACCGTGGTCACATGTGTCCGTCGGCAGATCGCACAGACAATGTTACGGACAACGACCTGGTATTTCGTATGTCGAACATCGTCCCGCAAGCACCTGACAACAATCAAGGTCCATGGGAAAATCTGGAAACTTATTGCCGCACATTGGCACAAGCCGGGAATGAACTGCTGATTATCTGCGGGCCAAACGGTTTCACCGGAGCACGCATCAACACCAATGGACCGGTCTTGATCCCGTCTTACACTTGGAAAATTGTCGTCGTCGTCACCAATGGAACGGACATGGCCGTGGATCGCATCACCACATTAACGCGAGTCATCGCGGTCAACATCCCGAACATCGCTGGTATCCGCAGTATTCCGTGGACAAACTATCTGGTTTCGGTGAATCAGATTCAAACAAACACCGGCTTTACTTTTTTCACGACTCTGCCCGCTTACACCGCTAGCGTCTTGCGCGCAAAAATTGATGGTCAGCCAACGCCGCTGGTCGCACCGCCATTATCTGTGAGCATCACGAATGAACATGACATCATTTTCTCCTGGCCGGTTGTCGCCACGGGTTTTTTCCTGCAACAAAATGGCAACCTCAACACGACGAATTGGACGACTTACGGTGGCACGGTCAGCAGCAACGCCACGACCATAACCGTGACGCTTCCCTCGCCGGCTGGAAACAACTTTTTCCGGCTGATTTATCAGTGAATTGAGCACGAAATTAAAAAAATTGCAGCCTCCAGATAATTATCATTTGGAAGCCGCCGAGGGTTGGCTGGAATTGGGAAATCATCTTGAAGCCAATGAGGAGTTGGAGCGCATCACCCCACTAATGCGCGCTCATCCTTATGTGCTGGAAATGCGCTGGAATGTTTATGCCAAAGCAAAGAAATGGGAAATGGCCGCTGAAGTTGCCCGTTCTCTGACCACCATGTTGCCGGAGAACTTGTTTGGCTGGATACATTGGGCTTACAGTTTGCACGAATTAAAACGAACACAAGAAGCTTGGAATGTTTTGATTCCGATGGTAGATAAATTTCCCGATGAACATACCGTCAGCTACAACTTAGCTTGTTATGCCTGCCGGCTTGGCAACTTGAGAGAATCCCTGCAATGGTTGGAAAGGGCCATTGACCTAGCCGGGAAAACGGATATTCGGGCTAGAGCCTTGGACGATCCAGATTTGGAACCGTTGTGGAAGCATATTGGTGAGATTTGAAATTGGAATCGGAATTAAATTTGACCGCCTATGCCATGAGTTCGCATGTGAACGAAACACGCATTGATAACGCGGGTTGTATCAAGCCTGCCTGAAAAAATTGGGGGTTGGGGGGCAGGGGGGCTCGCATATATCAATTTATTTTCTTCGATCTTCTTCGGAATGTGGAAATAATCGGCGGGAAAGTGCTATAACGTGCAACTAAGTGCTAAGTCGTTGAAATTCAATATGTAACGCTTGACGAAATGCCGGTTGTGGAATAAGTAGGCATTAAATGCCTGTGGACTCCACACACACTGAATACGACGCCAGCCTCCCGGCCTGGCTGCGCGCCCGTGATGTCTTTGCCGGTGAGGATGCCGTCAAAGCGGCTGCTGAAAAGTATCTGCCGCGTCTGGATTGTCAGGACGACAAGGAATATCTCGCCTACAAAAATCGCGCCTCCTTTTTCAACGCCTCTGCCCGTACGGCGGATGGCTTCGTCGGACTGATTTTCCGCCGTGATCCAACCTTCAAATTGCCGGATAAAACTTCCGGCGTTGGTGATGCGCTCACCGAATTTGTGGAAGATGCCGACATGTTAGGGACCAGCCTGACTGCCTTCTCTAAAAAGCTGGTCACGGAAATCATCAATGTCGGTCGTGCCGGCACGCTGATTGACTGGAACGAGGAAGCGGAGCAACGCGCTTATGCCGTTGCCTATTCCGCTGAAGACATCGTCAATTGGCACACTGAACGGGTGAATGGCCGTAACGTCCTCACGCTGGTCGTCCTCAAGGAAGTCAGTCAGTTGCCCGTTGCTGAATCTGATCCCTTTGAACCGGAAGAAATCCAGCAACTTCGCGTGCTGAAACTCGTTCCGCCGCAAACCTCGGCTGACAACGCGAAAGCTGACTGGTCTTACCAGGTCGAAATCTGGCAATTCATTGCGGAAGGTCAAAATTCAAGCGGTCCTCGCAATCGCGGCAAAAAGAAATGGAAGTTGATGGACACATTGACGCCGCTGCGCCTTGGCAAACCGCTGCCGCTAATTCCTTTTGTCTTTCATGGTCCGCGCCACTCCCTGCCGGAAGTGGATAAAGTTCCCCTGGCTGACATCATCGTCGTCAATCTTGACCATTACCGCCTCAACGCCGATTACAAGCACGGGATGCACTTCACCGCATTGCCGACGGCATGGGTCAGCGGTTTCGATAAAAATTCCTCGCTTCGCATCGGCTCCAGCACGGCATGGGTCGCCGAAACGCCCGGCGCAACGGCGGGCTTCCTTGAATTTACCGGCCAGGGTCTAACGACTTTCGAGCGAGCGATGGATCGCGACGAGCAATTGATGGCCGTGCTCGGCACACGGATGCTCGAATCGCGCAAGCGCGTTGGCGAAACCGCCGCTGCCATCGAACTTCGTCAGAGCGGCGAGAACAGCATTTTAAACACCGTGTCTTTGAGCGTCAGCGCGTCGCTGACGCAAGTGCTGCGCTGGGTGTATTGGTGGAATTCGACCGAGCCGATTCCTGACGCCATCGGTCCCGACCTTGTACTCGCCAGCCTGAACACGGATTTCAGCATCACCGGCATGTCGTTTCAGGAAATCACGGCGCTGGTCGCCGCGTGGCAGGCCGGGGCCATCAGTCAAGACACGATGCTCGACCTGTTCCGTGCCGGTGAAGTCATCGCACCTGGGCGCACGAATGAAGAAGAACTCAAACTGCTCGCCAGTGAGAAAGCAACGAAGCCGCCGGTCGCGGTCAAACCGCCGGTGTCGGCGGCGACGAATGCAAACCCTCAACCGATAACCTAAAACCGATTTATGGCCCTGAAATACAAATACGCAACGAAGCAGGAAATTCCTGCCGAACAACAATCCCTTTACATCGAGCGCGACGGCGCTTGGCTTCTTGATGCCGATGGCATCGTGGAGAAATCCAAGTTGGATGAGTTCCGCACGACCAACGTCGCGCTGATGAAAGAGCGTGATGACCTCGCCAAAAAATTTGAAGGCATTGACCCGGAAGCCGTCCGTACGTTGGCCGAAGAGAAGCAACGTCTCGAACTGCTGGCGCAAGGTCACAAGCCGGAAGAAATCGAGAAAATCGTTGAGAAGCGGCTGAAGGCTGCCCGCGCCGATTGGGAGAAACAGCATGGTGTCGTGGTCGCTGAACGTGATGCGTTGCATGGCCGCCTGTCTGCGATTCAGATTGATCAAGCCGTCGTGAATGAAGCGACCAAACGCGGTCTGCGCCCGACGGCGATTCCTGACATCACGGCGCGGGCGCGAATGACTTTCAAGCTGGTGAATGGAGTTCCCCAAGCTTTTGACGGCGACGGCCAGACTGCCCGCACGGGCAAGGATGGCGTGTCGCCGATGACTTTGGCCGAATGGGTGGATGCGTTGGTGTCTGATGCACCGCACCTGTTTGAAGCAAACGCTGGTGGCGGTGCCACCGGCTCCGGCTCCGGTGGGGCTGGCAACCGGACTGTGAAGAATCCGTTCCGCAAGGAAAGCTGGAATCTCACGGAACAAATGAAATTGCAGAAATCCGATCCGCAACTCGCCGCGCGATTGAAAGCATCGGCGTAAGGATCACAACCAACTTATTCACTTATGGCTAAAACGCAATTGGCAGACATCATCGTTCCGGCACAATTTGCCGGTTACGTCCTGCAACGCACGGCGGAGAAATCCGACCTGTTTCAATCCGGCATCGTCGTGCGGACGCCGGACTATGACGAGCGCGCCGCGCAAGGCGGCACGCAAGTCAACATGCCGCACTGGAATGACCTGACCGGCAACCGGCAACCGCTGAGTGATTCGGCCCCGCTGGTTCCGGCCAAGCTCGTCGCTGACCAGGACATTGCCCGAATCCACAATGACGGCAATGCGTGGTCGTGGAATCATCTGGCGACGCAAGTGGCCGGTGATGATCCCGCGCTGGCGCTGGCGAACTTCCTCGCCGATTACTGGAATCGCCAGAACCAATACATGCTCATCAGCTCGCTGAAAGGCGTGTTCTCGGCGGCTTCGATGGTGGGCAACCTGTTGGCGATTCAAAGTGAAAGCGTGGCCGCGCAAACGGCTGCCACTCGCTTGAACGGCGCAACCTTCGTGGATGCGACACAACGTCTTGGCGACCGGGGCGACCGGCTGGTGGCCGTGGCGATGCACTCGGCAACGGAAGCCGCATTGCGCAAGTTGGACCTGATTGACTTCATCCCGGACAGCCAGGGTGAAACGCAAATCAAGACGTTCCAAGGCCGGCGCGTCATCGTGGACGATGGCTGTCCTTCCCGTGCGGGCACGACTGACGGCCTGGTCTATACGACCTATCTGTTCGGCCTCGGCTCGTTCGGCATGGGTTTCGCCGATCTGAACGGTGCGCCCGTGGAGGGCGGTCACGGCACAGAAGGTTGCGAAACGGCGCGTGATGCGCTGAACAGCGACACGTTCCTGGTCAACCGTCGCCGGTTCATCCTTCACCCTCGTGGTGTGAAGTTCACCAGTGCGAGCGTTGCGGGCGCGAACCCGACGAACGCGGAATTGGAGACGGCTGCAAATTGGGTGCGCGTTTGGGAAAATAAAAACGTCCCGGTCGTGGCGGTCACTCACAACATCTAAACCAAAGGCGTGCCGGCGCGAACCGGCACGCCGCTTTTTGAGAAAGAATATTTATGGGCAAACTTCAACCTCGCAGTTTTGAGCGGATTCGTTCGGGTGAACAAATCCAGATTCCAGGCTTCGTCAATACGGCGGCTGCCGTCGCCGCAGGTGTGACGGCGGTGAAATATCCGCGTCGGATGATCTTCCTGTTTATGGGCGGGGCGGGTTCGGTGCCGTGTCTCGCCATTTCGGACGGCACGAACTGGCGGCAAATCGCGCTTGGCGCAAACACCCTTTAAGCGCTGCCATCATGGACAAATTGTTTCCCATCATTCGGCGGAAGCGGCGTCCTCTGATTGTCGAGGGCATTCCGCCTATTCCGACCAAGACAGAGCCGGTTCAACCGGTGGCGATTGTGCCATTGGTTGAACCGGCGGATAAACCAAAAGCCGCCGATGCCAAAAGCATTTCCACAAGACAAGCGCGGTAACGCGCCTTGGACGCCACTGCAACGGCGCACCTGGCTGGCGGAGCGTCGCCGCCGGTCGCGTTGTCTGATGCCCGCGCCGGTGCTGGTGGCGGCTTATCCCGATCTTGCGGTGTGGACGTGGGATTATCCCGACCCGGCTTACTGGTATGCCTATCATCAGCACGCGGAAGGCGATCCTTTTACTTACGACGACCGTGGCGCTGGGACTGACCGCCAGTATGCGCCGGACGGCGGGCAGTATCCGATGTTCATTGTTGGGTGTGATGCCAACGGGAACGAAGTCACGCAGCGGAGCAATGTGGTTCGGCCTGAAGATGCGCAACCACCTGTCTTGTTGAATGCCCCTGACTTGGTTTTGCTGGGAAAAGTCCTCAGTGAATGTACTTGGCGGGCAGTCGCCCCGGTAGCAGTGGACGATTGGCAATTTTGCACGACCGACACTCCCTTCGACCCTCAAGTAAAGAGTTTTGATCAATGGGTGCAAGATGCGGACTCGCCGGACACCGCGTTCGTCATTGTTGACACCACAACTGCCACCGTTACTGTGGATTTTACTTTCTGCGCCGCCCGTTATCGAGTTGGGGCGACTTGGTCGAGTTGGACCGGTGTTGTAGCCAATCTCAGTTACGGATTGGTGGGCCATTTCGCGTTTGACGAAGTTTCTGGCGACAGAAGCGACAACGTTGGCGGCTATGCGTTGAGGGGATTTGATTGCACCATCAACTCCGCACCCGGCTTGTTCGGCAGGGGCGCACTGTTCAATCGCAGTGGCTTCTTGCAAGGGATTGATGAAACGACGCTGTTCTCTCCATCGCCGAGCGGTTTGACCGTTTCGATTTGGGTGAATTTGGATGGCATTTACGATACGGGAAGTGATGTTCGCTTTGTCAGCCTGTGGAATGACTCCGGCTGGCCGGCGAATAGTTCATGGGCGATTTGGTCTGGAACACCGGAAGAAGCCAATATCACCGCGATGGTGATGGGAACTGGCTACACCTACCTTCAAGGCGAAGCGAATTTCAGCGGTTGGAACCATATCTGCCTCGTGTATGAGCCGGTTCAAAGCATCTGGACGTTGTATTTCAACGGAGCGGCGGTGTCGTCGGCCAATTTTGGTTATGCGCCCGTGTCGGGAAAACTTGGCGTAGGGGCAAACGCCAATTGCCAGGATGCGACGCCGCAAGGTGTTTTCGATGAACTGGCAATCTGGTCGCGCCCGTTAAGTCCGGCTGAGATTGACTTGCTATACAACAACGGCACTGGTCGCGCATACCCATACTGATCATGTCCCTAACGCTCATAAAAGAGGACGGCACCGGCAAGGCTGACGCGAACAGCTACGCGGACGTGGCCGATGCCAACGCCTATTACGCCGCGCATCTTTATGCGACGGCATGGACGGCGGCAACGGATGATCAAAAGGCTGTGGCGCTGGTGATGGCGACACGCTTG